GTATTAAAATCAGCAATTGATCCTGTTACAGTGTTTCCACTAAGAGCAATTGATTTATTTGTTAATGTGTCTGTTGAATCACGAAGAACTACTTGTCCAGTTGCATCTGGAAGTGTGATTGTTCTATCTGCGGTTGGATCAGTTACTTGAAGTGTAGTTTCATTATCATTTGCAGTTGCACCTTCAAATGTAATGCTTGAAGCAAACTCTCCTACTGCTGCTGGTGCTGCCCATTCAATTCCATTTGTCGCACTAGTGTTTGCAGTAAGGACGTATCCGTTTGTACCCGCTGCGAGGCGAGTTACGGCATCTGCACCTGAAGCAACTAGTAAATCACCTTTTGCGTCTACCAATGCTTCTGTTAATATGTCGTGGCCGTTTACAGTTGCGGTTGATCCCTCAACTACCAGCCCCGCTTTGACTCTAAAGTCTTTTGTTACGGTTGCCATCTTTTATCTCCTAGGTTAGGCCTTTAATCCCATACGCATGTAGCGTAGGGTTATCGGTGTAATTCCCCCAACTGGAACGACAGTTAATGAAACTGTATCTCCAGCCCTTGAAACAGAGATGGTGCCAATATTCCCATCATTGTCTATTGTTGCATACTGAGTAACGTTAACATCTGTACCGTCAATCAGAATACTAATTTCTGTAGAGTAGTACTTGTTTGCACCACCTGCTACATATTTAATGGAAACCATGTATTTCATGGCTCTCCATTCGCTTGCGGAAAAGTTATCAAAGATTGTTGAGTTTTCAATACCATTGATTGTTAACTCATTGTTACCATCTGAACCAAGGTCGGTAGACCTAGCAGAAGTACTATCAATTAAATCTATGTAGTTTGCTTCAGTTGGTCTATCGCCTGTTTGAAACAGGGCTTTTACGTTGGTGGTTGATATTTTTGCCATAGGGCAATTATATCATTATGTTAAAGAATATAGTTATTTATTCCAATGATTTGAAGACCAATTCCAGGTATACCCGCATTTGCTGGCGGGATTCCAATATTTGTAAAACTTACTCTAAATGGTAAAACCTCTTGTATCTTTGTTAATCTTACAAAACCACTTATCTGAGTTTTAGGATAATCTATTCTAGAAATTTTTTCTGATCTATTTTTAGATAAATCTATTATTGTTGCGTAAGCCATTATGACTCATCGCTGTTTGTAATATCTTCAATAACTGTTAATATACCACGAGCAACTGTCCAAACCCTCGTAGCATCGCTTAATTCAATATCAAAGATATCTCCAGTGTTTAAACTTTTTGATTGAGCAGATGTTAGAGACACTGTAAATTCTCCATCACTATCTTCTGCTGTAGGGGCTGGATTAAGAATTAAAACTCCTGCTGGATCTGCATCATTTAAATTCCCCGCAACTGTAGGTCTTTTAATTTCCATCTCAATTGTCCATTCGGCAATATCAAGTGGATCTTTATTATCATCTGTTACATATACTCTAAATGCTGCTGTATCCCCTTTTACAATTGTCCAATTCACTGTTGGCGGGGCAGATCCAATTGAATAAGAACTAACAGATTGATCTCTAAATGTAGCCATAATCTTATCATTATACCATTAACTAATATAATATTTAAAATATTTTTATATTTTATTTCCTAAACTTGACCAAAAGGCCAAATTGATGTTATAATTAATACATGCTACCAATAGGTAGCATTTGTTCTCTAGGAGGTATTTTACAATGAGAGAATCAAATGTTTGGCTAGGGGTATTAACGTTGGTTATTTGCAGTACCGTTTTTGCGGGAACAGCAAATGCAACAAATGAAAATAACTTACTAATTAGACAATCAATTAAGTCTGCCACCCAAGAGGTGGCCTTTTTGGTTTCTAAAGAGAAAAAGTTAGAAAAATATGAAAATGCTCATAATCTAACTAATGAGCAACTAGTTGATATGTTACGTCATGTAGGGTTTGAGGGTAAGTCTTTAAGGTCTGCTTGTGCTATTGCTAAAGCAGAGTCTAATGGTCGCCCCCTTGCTTTTAATGGTAATGTAAAAACTGGAGACAACTCTTATGGCGTATTTCAAATAAATATGCTTGGAGAATTAGGGTCAGATCGTAGAGAAAAATTTGAGTTAGACTCAAATGCTGAGTTATTAAACCCAGTAGTCAATGCACAAATTGCTCTTCATATGACCAATGGTGGAAAAGATTGGTCTGCATGGAGTTCGGTAAATGGAAAACGATACTATGAATGGTATAACAAATATCCATGTAAACAATAAATATTAATTTAATACCCCATCATTAATTTGGTGGGGTATTTTTTATTTATATTGTTTTTTTTCCCAAAACATAGTTTTATATCTATCAAAAATTTTTGATGAAAGTTTTATGCCAATTTGAAACTGATCTCTAAGATCTTTTTTATTTCCTAAAAACATTTTCCAAGAGTCTCTTTTAAAAGGTATTATTTGTGCTATAGGTGTTCCTGCTGGAATTAATCCTTCAAATTCTGGATCGTTTATTACAAATGGAAAATTTATAGGACTTGTATATTTATCTGTATCAACAATTGCGGGGAAAATTGTAAATGGAAGGTCTCTGTGCATTGGTTGTGTGATTAAAATAGAATATCCTTTTGGAGTTTTTATTGACCAAGGATTCATCCATTTTGGATATATAAAAGGTTTTTTTAGTGGGTGCTCTGGTGCCTGTTCTGTTGTGTGAAATTTAATTATTTCAAAATTACTCCAATAAAAATATTGACCAGTTTTTTCTTTTGTCCCTACATAAACATCTCCTGGAGACGTAATAATATATCCAGATGAAATGGCATCAAAAACTGGTATACATTTTTTTATTGTTCCACTTGTTATTCCTTCTTCTGTTGGAATTTTTTTATCATATATATAAGATTTAGTATCTTTATACCAGTCTGGAATCATAGTAGATGCTAGTTTTGGTTTTTCAATATCATCAAAATCAAGTGTTGATGTAAAAGTAATTTTTTTAAACAAAATAAATATCCCCTTTTTATTTTAATTATAAATTATTATTTAATAATGATTTACTGATCAACAATATCTGTTGGTTCAGAATTTTCTGAACTTTCTGGTTGTGGTTCTGGTGCAAATGGATCTTTCCATATTCCATCAACCCTTGTCCAACCAATCTTTAAATCATTATTTTCTAGTGATAAAACTTCAGATGCCCCTGACACATCCATGGCAATTTCTTCATTTTCTGCAATAATAATATTTATTATTTCATTATTTTCAATAATTGCATAATTCATTTTTTACCTATGCCTTTTCGTAAACTAAAATTCTTCCTTGTGATCCAGCACCGCCAGGACCACCCTGTTGACCGCTATAGTTATTACCAGTATAAACTGCTGCGCCACCGCCACCGCCACCGCCACTACCGTAAGCACTTGCAGTGCCTCCAGTTCCACCCTGTAGGCCAATTGAAAAGTTGTTTATACCTCCAGTACCACCTGATCCAGCATTTGTTCCACCAGCGCCACCTGCGCCTTGGCTTCCACTTGATTGCTGCAAATATCCGCCACCTACACCACCGCCTCCACCGCCTCCACCACCAGTAACAAATTGAGTTACTGTTCCAAGAGGAGAAAGTGTTGCCGATAATGCTGCTCCAGTATTTCCTGCACTACCAGCATTTCCAGGATTTGTAAGGTTTCCACCACTGTTTACACGGGTAGCACCTGTGCCACCAGTTGCAGTATTTCCAACAGTAATATATGCATTTGCAACATTGTTAGAAGTACTACCAGCAGCGCCACCCGCTCCACCTGCATTATCGTTTGCGGAAATTGCTACACCACCAGAGCCACCGTTTGCTTGAGCAATTGATCCAAAATTACTTGCTCCACCAGATCCTCCAACAAGTGAAGGCCCTGCTCCTTGCCCACCAGATCCGTTTCCTCCTTCAGATCCATTTCCTCCTGCACCAATTGTAATTGAATATACAGTTCCACTACTAGTTGGATAATCTTTTAATATTAATTTTCCTGCTGCGCCACCGCCACCGCCACCTGATCCAGCCCTTGCTGCTTGATATCCAAGCCCACCACTACCTCCAGCACCTCCACCAACAATGAATGCAGTGAATTGATTTATTCCAGAACCAATTGTGTGATTACCTGAAGAATTATACGTTTGTATTAAAGCATATGGTGGAACATATGCACTTGAACCTGCAAGAAAATTTCCAGATATTGTTCCAGACTTTAATCTTCTTACTGGTGACATTATGAAATTTCCACTCCACTAATATGAAATTGAACGTCTGCTAGCGTTGCTAATCCTTTAATTGTTTTTCCTGTTGTTAATACTTGTTTAAGATCAATTAAAACTGTATCAAGTCCTGGAACTGTAACTGTTGTTGCAATAGCAATGTCGTCTAAAATCAATGTATATGCTCTTTCTACGGAATTTGCATTACTAACAGCAATACTTGTTACAACTGCTGTAGTTGATGCTGGAACAGTATATAGTGTTGTAGAACTTGTTGGTGCTGCTCCTCTATAAAGAGTCTTACTTGCTGTAGCCATTAATTACTACCTCCTTAGTCAATACCAATATTATAACATATATTATTAATAAACCTGCATAATTGATTTAATTTCAATATCTTCAAGAAGTGATTCTCCAGCAAGCACCTGCCAAGTTGCTCCATCGTAAAATTGCACTTCATTTAAAGTATTGCCACTTGAGTCTTGTCTTAAAAATACAATAGTGCCTGTAGTTGGGGACGTGATTGAAGAATCTCTTTCTGCTGGATTAAGATAATTATTTATACCCTTTTTTGCAACAAAATGATCTAATATTGTTACTGTAGATAAATGGGTATGTGGCCCAGCCCATTCAAATGTTCCTGTTGTATCTGTTTTTCCAGATAATTCGTACCAAGTATCGTCGGCTGCATTATAGATGTACCCTGGTTTACCATCGTAGTTAAATGATGTTGGCATTAAATCACCTGATTAAAACTGCTAGTGTCAGAATTATAGACATACATTTCTAATGGACTTGATCCCTTTTTAATCCAAATAACTCCATTTGCTAAGCCAGTTGTTGGCTGTGTTGCTGTATAAATAGATGTTGCTGATAAATATCCTACTGGAGCAGCAGCATCTTTGTCTACCCAAATATATCCGTTTGGAATGGTTGCAGAAAATGCTGTAAAGTTTGCTGCAACAGGTGCAGAATTTTGTGCTGAAGATATGTTTCTTGCTGCTAACTCTAATGCAACTTGATCATCTATTTGCTCTTGTAAATCATTAATTGTGTAAGCAATTGATGGATTTAATAATTCTGCTGTGTCAGTTTCTGCGGTATCAAAATCATATGAGCCGTAGTGGTATGCCTTTAAAGCATCCTGAATATTAGCATCGTCAATCAATGCTGGAATTTTAGTTGGTACTAAGTTTCCTATGTTTTCTACAGCCATTGGGTTTCACCTCTTTTAAGATTATACCATTTTTATCAAACTATAGAGATAAATAGGTGTACTGTCTTACTTCCAGTAAGTGCTGACCAACTACCACCGCTATATTGAACTGCGTCAAAGTTTATTACTAAGTTTGTTCCAGCCCCTGCTAAAGCAGGAATTTCCATTGATGAAGCAATTGGGTTTGCTCCCTCAATTTGAAACTGAACACTAAAGTTTGAAGCGGTAAGTGGTGAACCACTAACTGTCACTATGTTTGATATTGGAATAGTTATTGCTCCTGCTCCAGATGTAAAAGAAACTGTTTCTACAGCAGAATATATTGCGGGACTAATTTTTAAAACTTGTGTCCAAGTATTTCCACCTGGTTGAGATACGTATTGATATAGATATCCATAGTTTTCTCCAGGTGCAACATTTATATACATATCATTTAATATAAGTGTTTGACCAAGCAACACGCCACTTGATGTTTGTGGGTTTGGCTCACCAGAGCCTACAATAAACTTTGTTCCACGAGTTCCTTGTGGACCAATATCTACTAAAACATCAATAGTTTCAGGTGGACCTAAAACAACTACATCTTCAGTATTTAATAATACATCTACCATTATGATTCATCTGCCCCAGAGATATCATCAGTTACTGTAATCGTTCCCGTTAAAATTGTATAAATTTCAGATGCGCTAGCATCTATTTGAACATCATAAACATAAGTTCCAGCAGCAAGGTCTCTTCCAACACCTGGAAGAATTGTGCAAGTTACAGTATCTGCACTTCCATCAACTACTGCTTGTGCTTCATACTGTGTAGCACCTTCACCCCTTGCGGTAGCAATAAAAAAATCTGCTGAAAAACCAGTTAAATCAAATGCTGAACCATTTGCTGTTTTTGGACGTATCACAAATTCAGCAGTATCACCACGATAGTAATTAAAATTATATGAGCCTGGAAATGCCATTATTCCTCCTGTAACATTATACCATTAAGATGCTGAAATATATATTCCTTTTAGTATAACAGTTCCTTCGTTGTCAGATCTGATTTGAGGTATACCACCAAAAACCTTGATATTTTGATCTTGTATAAAGATGGTTTGACAAAAAGAAAAGTCATAGAAGTATTGATATTTTAAATTTCCGAGATAGCCAGTAACTGAGTTCTCATCATTTACAGAAAAAGTCCTAATCCACATCTCTGTATTGTTGCTATATGTCTCTATCTCTAGATCATATCTAATATCAACTTTAGCCCCATACTGAAATGCTCTAAAATTAATTTTTCTTGCAACTTCATTTAAAAGTGATACAGATTTATTGGGAATATATTTTGTAACACTATTTTTTTCATCCACATCTAAAAACATATTAACCCAGCCGTCTTCACCTCTTTGCGGACCAATTTTAATTTTGTTATTATTTTTGTTTTTATAATAAGCCCAGCCTGGATACTGCCCAGATGGGCTATCGTAGCCCTCTGCACCCTTACCACGTTCTCCTGGCTCTCCCTTTGGTCCTTGTGGACCTTGTTTTCCAGGATCCCCTCTATCACCTTTAGGGCCTTGAATACCTTGTGGTCCTTGGGGTCCTACATCTCCACGCTCACCTTGTAATCCTGGAACTGGAATGTACTCAACAGATTTAACCTCTTGAACAGTTTCTGAATATTTTTTCTTTTTAGGAAAATCCATGCTTGTAGCCATGAAATTTTTTCGTCCTACTTAATTTTTGTTTTAAATATTTTTTTTGAAATTTTAATAATTGGAGGAATGTTCGGGGTAGGAGTTGATACCTTTACAATTGGCATTATAGGCTACCCCCAGGAGTAACATTTCCAAGAACACAGATAGTTCCAGTCACTGGTGTCCAGATAGTGTCTTCTTCTCCACTACCTCCAGGAATTGTAACTTGTAGATCAAATGGTAGTTCGGCTACTACGGTTTTATATTGAGTTCCCCAGTTTAGGGTTGTGGCTGCTGGTATTGATATTGTTACATATCCCTCTTCATCGGTTACAGCAAGTTCGTCTAGAACTGCTCCTGTTGGATCAAAGGCTGTAGATAAAAATGTCCACCCATTAGTATCCCAGTATGTAGTTTCGTCATCTTCAAAAAACTCTATTTTTAATGTTGCGCTATCTCCACGGACCACTGTCCACTGAATATTCGCTGGCGTTGCGCCATATTTTTCTATTGTAGGAGCACACATAATATTTGATTATACCACAATATGAATTAAGTCAAATCTTCTATAAGATTTTTTTTAATTTCGCTAATAAGTCGTTTTTTGATTCCTGTAAAAACAAATCTATCGTATAATTTTTGCATTGGTTCTAATGGAATAATTGTTTTGTGTCTTAAACATGTATTTGCTATATTAATTATTGTTTGATTAAGTTTATACTCTTTAAAAATAATTTTTCTATCTGTATTAAAAGTTAAATATGCTAATGGTTCATCTTTTTCAAAATATATATTTTTTTTACCTTCCCATAATTGATAAATTAATACAAATGGTCTAAACCATTTACTTATATCCCATTTTACTGCAGAGACATATCCATATTCTGGTTGAGATGTTTGATGTAAGTATGGGGGAGTAAAAGAAACTTCT